AGCATCGATACCTGAGATTGCTTTACTCATACCACCAATACCTTTACCACCACCTTGTGGAACAGATGGTGCTTTACCACCACCACCAGCAGCACCCATACCTTTACCACCACCCATACCTGGCATAAACGACTTACCTTGCATCTTATTCATAATACCATATTGAATAACAAGTTTAGCCATTTCGATAGCAGCAGTCTTAGCACCTTCGGCAGCACTGGCGAATGTTCCTTTTAGGAATCCAAATACTTTAGCACCAGTCGAACCATATTTAGCAGTTAATTCTGCATTTTCTTCTTGGGTTTGAACCATATTGGTTAGTTCATCAGCCGACATACCATATGTGTCCGCCAACATTTGAACTTGTTTATGACCCATTGAACCCAATTTTTCAGTAGACAGTCCGGCCTCTTTTATAGATTGTGCCATCATCTCAGCACCTTTTTCAGCATCACCATATTGAATCTCAAAAGCAGCTGCTCTCATAGCTTGAGTATCACCCAACATATCACCAAGACCCATTGCCCTTGCCTTTTGTTCGGCCCTTAAAGAACTTTCGATGTTCAACATATTGTCTGACATATCTCTCATTTTAGATATCGACAATCCTTGCTTAGCAAGTTCTGCTGATTTTTGTGCTAGCACTTTAATCTCTTCCTTCGACATACCCAGCATCATTTGTTGGTTTGCTGCCATATCCTTCATTACAGCCGATGCGTTTACACCAACACCTTGAGCAATATCTTTGATTTCAGTTGTTAAATCACCAGCACTACCTGATGCTTGTTCAAATATAGTTGATAATCCGGCCGCTGAAGCAGCATCGCCTGTAAGTGATGATATTTCAGCGACATCTTTTAGCATACCACTTGTAATATGTTGTGTTGTATTGAATTTATCAGATAATGCCCCTGCTGCCGCTGACATATCATTCATATCATATAATAATGATGTAGATGCGGCTAATTGCATATCACCTGCCAATCAGGCTGCTTCACCGGCACTCAGTCCCAATGTTTTATACAACTCAACACCAGTATCTTTTACACCAGTGAATGCTTCTTTTGTCTTGTCAATCGCAGATGTAAATGCTTTTGCTCCAAGTGCCATTATACCACCGGCTGCAAACAAGTCTGCTAATTCAGATGAATATCCCAATGATTGTTTTAACTCATCATTGAGGTTGTTCATTATGTCTTTTTGCTTTTGCTTATTATCCTTTATCTTTTTTTCAGTTTCTAAATATTTTTCAACTGTATCAAGATGTGATAGTAAGTCTTTATCGGCCTGTCTATTAAACTTAGCAACTTTTTTGAGAACTTTCTCTTTCTCTTCTTGAACTGCTAGAATCTTAGACTCAAGGTCTTGTACACCAGATGTACTCTCAACCAATGCTTTTTGAGCTTTGGTGAGTTCGCCAGTCTGAGTGATACGTTCTTGTAGAATCTTTGACAAATTCCTTTGAATCGCATCTTCTTGCTTTATCTGATTTATACGTTCTTGATTATCGGCCATCTAAAACCCCAATGGATTAATATACTTGCTTGATATTGTACTTCTTTAGAATTGCTTTGAATTCTGGGTCGTTTTCTAACTTCTCTAAGTCTTTTTCTAAGTCTTTAAGGTCTGATTTCTTTTTTGCTATCTTTACTCTATGAAAGATTCTATCAACAAACCCCTCATCGAGTCCCTTTGATTTCAATAATTCGGTAAGTTCTGATTTTTTCATTGTTTTCATACGTCTCCCATATAGTATAAATATGGAAAAACCCAACTTTAAGTTGGGTCTTCCTTACTTTCTTGTTTTGGCTTTTATTTTTGCGGCTTCTTTGTCGTGTGCTTTCTTTTCCTCTTGTTTGAACTCTATAATTTTATTAATATAAAACTTACGGGCCCAAACTGGCATATTGTAAACATCTGACCAAGTGAATCCACCATTTCCGTGGTAGATTAAATCAAAAATATGAGCGTGCAAATATTGTCGATAATTAAGACTCAGGCCAAAAAAAGGACACATCCATTGGCAGTTGCATCACTCTCCCTTCCCCGGTCTCCTCCGAAATAAATTCCCAAGTCAAATCGATATCAGGAACTACTTTGTTAATATGTGCTCGGAGGGCCTTTGAATCTACTGCAAATAGTTCATTATCAACAAAATTATTAATTGTACTTAATTCTCTATCACCATCTACTGAAAGAATCATTGTTTTCAATCGAGTTGTTAACTCTCTTGATGTAGTATCTTTCATCTTACGATTTGCTTTATTAATTGCTTCGGCTTCGTGTTTAACTTTACGCTCTTTACTCTCAGTCATTGCCATAAAGGTAATCTTACGTTGAGAACGGGGTAGAGTGAATTCAAATTCGTTTGTATGTGGTGCTACTTGATACGACCCATCATATTCTTTATTTTCAAACTGAGTAAGGTCGATAGTTTCTTTTTGTTTGTTACCACTATATGGGTCATCAATCTCAACTTCGTAATCTTTACCATATCCCAAAATTCTTGCAGCAATCATAATGGCATTCTTGTCACCAGCCACCAAGTCTACATACTTGATAGGAACACCCTCACCATTTGATATAATCAAAGATTGGAATAATCGGTCAAGAACTGACCCATCTTTAATATATGACTGAGTTGTAAGGATATCCTCTTCCTTAGCAGTCATATACTTCATTTCAATTTTACCACTTGAAAGTGGGTTTTCTTTTGGATAAATCAAACCCTTAGATGGGAGTTCGATAATCTCGGTTGGAAACTTGTAATCACTTACTTGTTTCACTTCGTGTTGTTGTCTGAGTTTTGCTGCCAACTCGGCATCAGACATTTGATAATCATCTTGTAAATCTGCCATAACTTTTCCTTGTTATTATTTGGTTAACCACATATAAATATGGAACTCAAACATTTATAATACAAAAACCCCCACCAAAGGTGAGGGTTCTTAAAAATCAGTTCTTAGGATTTCTTAGTGTTCCCAAGAGTAGTTACCTTCAGTACCCAACAATTTTGAAGTACCTGCGTTGAATCCATCAAATCCTGCTGGAACTTCTTCAAGAGTAATTGCTTCTCTATTTTCTTTGTCCCAACCTGGGTTTGGAAGACCCCAAGTCTCATCAGCGACATCAATTGTGAAGTGTTCTTCACCTGCATCTACAAATGCACCATTACCACCAATGTACTCTACTACGAAGTCATCTTTTCTTCTTACTACTAATTCTGCCATAGCTTTCTCCTTTTATTTTATTTTGGTTAACCTCAAATAAATATGTTATAAATATAGAAAAACCCCATCAAAACGATGGGGTTCTCAATTCTCATTTTACAATAGTTGCAATCCGTGTCTTAGTATTGTAGTATTGCGTAATCGTAAGTCAATGTCATTTCAACTGTTGCCAAATCTTCACCACTATAATCCATATCGGAGAAGTTAGCACTTTGTACGAATGCACCTTTCAAAGTCCACTCTTCTACTTTATCACCAACAGGACCCAAACTATTGAATGTGATATCTTTTTTGTAGAAGTCAGAGTAACCATCACGACCAGTTACTGATTCGTGGTGTAGTCTTACCCACTCCATTACTGCTTGAGCAGCCGAAGGAACTACTGGGTCATACAAGGTTACTGACAAGTCTTGCCATTCAGAACGACCTTTTACATATCTACGAGTGTTGATATGGTCGATAGTCACCTTACCATTATTAATCTCAGGTCTTGCAGCGGTTTTCACCAAGTATGCAGGGATACCTTCGATGTACATAATGAACCTATTTGACATTTTAGGTTCAAAGTTGGTGAACATAATTTCATTTGGGTCTAATAGCTGTGCCATTTATAATCTCCTATTGTCTCTTTCTAATAAATAGTCTAATTCTACAATTATGCCTCAGGGAATGCAGCGCCAGTTGGAAGGATGTTGAAGTCAAGTACGATGAATTCAGCAGTCTTCGTTGGTTGTAAGTAAATTTCCCCTACCATAATGTTTCTATCAATAACATCTGGAGTGTTGTTGGAATCATCCATCACCACCTTAAATGCGTACAAACCATTTCTTTGTTGGATTGATTCCAAGTAAGGATTCACAATTGATAGGAATCTATTTCTTGTAGCAGCGGTGTTGTTTTCGAATACCAAGTATCTTGTTGAAGATGCGATGTATTTCTTCACTGCGATTAACAATCTTCTTACATTGATTCTATCCAATGCCGATGGTTTTGCTTGTAGTGTCTTTTGACCGAATACCGTAGCACCTTGTCCAGGGAACGTAGCGATTGGGTTGATTCGACCTTCGTATAGTGTATCTCTCTCATCGTGAGTCAAACGAGTCTGAACTTCAATTACATTTGGAAGACCACCACGATTCAAACCAGCAGGAGCGTACCATTCAGCACCAACAGCGTCGTTGAATGCAATAACACCTGGAAGTACAACACTTGGTGGTACCCAGACTGGCTTATTCTTATCAGTATCTAAAATCTTAACCCAAGGGTGGTAAGTTGCCACATAGTTTGAGTCAAATGAAGTAAGTGCGTTATTTACAGTTGAGATAGAATCTCCGTAACGACCAGCATCCATTACATAGAAACAATCCAATCTATCCTCACACATATCTTTAGCGTAAGTAGTTACTGAAGAGTGTAGTCTATGTATTACACCTGGTAATACTACCATATTGATATCAAACTCATCTGGGTTAGAGATAGCGTTGATTGCTTTTCTATATGCAACAGTACCAGCAGCGGTAGCAGATGACATATCCATACCTTGTGAGTTACCAGCAACAAGTGCCGAACCTACGTTTACTACTCTATTTGGTTCGTATCCATCAAAACCACCTTGGAATGGTACTAAGAACTTCTTAGCATCAATATCAGATGATAGAGAAATAGATGAACCATTTGAAGTACAATCAGCCAAATCAAAGTCAGAACCAACTACTTCAGTACTTGAAGCAGGTAGTGGTGACAAGAAGTTTAAGTTATCAGTATTTGATAAATCAAATGAGTAACCTAAGAATACTCTCTTATTGTACTCACCAGAAATTGTTTGGTCAGATACATAAGTTGGAGATGGTAGGTTGTAAGTTGAGTGAAGTGGTGAAGTTACAGCACCAAATCCGAATGGAACGAGTGATGAATCAATTGCACCAGCATCTACATCATCAGCAACTACTACTCTAATATGAGCAGATGCGTTAGGGTAGTCACCATTTGAGTTTAATTTACCATTTGCGTCAACAGTAATGTATTTGTCACCAATTACTCTTTTGATGTAGTTTGGTGAGTTAGGGTCGAGGTTTACACCTTGGAATTCTTCAACGATGTTAGGTCTAACATCAGAATCTTGAACACCTTGACCGAAGATTGAATTAGGAATCTTTCCAGTATCTACTCTTCTTACAATAACACTAAATGAACCATATTCAGAACCTGGCACCTCTGAAGCTGGTTTGATGTTACTAATACCTACTTTGAATTCGTAGTTAGTAGAGTTACCGTGAGACAGTGTGTGGAACTTGAACAATTCGGTAGCAACACCACCCACTTTTTGTGATTTAATCCAAGGAGTAGATGCTTCAGAATATGCATTTCCGTAGTCAACATCAACTTGTTGAACTGAAACCTTCACATCTTCACCAGTTGCAAATGATGCAGATTGGAATGATGAGAAGTTAAGTTGAGTATATACATCTTTAGATGACTTAGGAGCGTAACCATAAGTCTTAGTGATGTAGTTTTCGTTAGAAGGGTCTAGTGACGCTGATACAATATTTGCATTACTTGCACTATTGATACCACTACCATCCAAAGTAAGGATGAATGAAGATGCACTTGCCGGAGCATCTATACTTGTAGTATCCATATCACCACTACCCAAAGTAGTACTTGGGTGAAGTAGAGCACCTACCAATTCTCCTTCAGATGATGATACCACCAATGCCAATGGTTTAGCAGTATATCCATCTTGCCCCAACACTCTTACGATAGTTGCAGCACCAGCTTCCTCTAAATAAGATTGAGCGGTATACGGAAGGTATGAATCTTCAGTAAGACCACCAAACTTTTGTTGGAATTCGTTAAATGATTCTACTTTCGTTGGAACGAAAGCAGGTCCTTTGATTGATTGCCCGATAAGAGCAGCACCAATCTCACCAATACCTACTGGTAGGAATGAGAGGTCTTTTTCTCTTGTAAATACGCCAGGACTTACAATTCTTTCAGCCATTATTTTCTCCTAAAATATAATTTTCGGTTTTCCTTATTATAAATACACCAAAAAATAGGGAAACGACTACTTATTTGGTAGGTGTGAACTGATTTG